CGCTAATCAGGTGGCCGTGCACTGGGGGCTGGACGAGACGCAGGTGCTGAAGAACCTAAAGATCAAGAACGTCCCTTCCCCCATCTACAAAGAATACAACTGGCCTGGGCTGCACGCCCCGTTCGAACACCAGAAGACAACGGCAGCGTTCCTGACACTGAACAAGCGGGCGTTCTGCCTCAACGAGCAGGGCACCGGCAAGACCGGCAGCGTCATCTGGGCTGCGGACTACTTGATGCGTAAGGGGCGCGTGCGGCGCGTCCTCGTGGTGTGCCCGCTGTCGATCATGGATTCGGCGTGGCGCTCGGACCTGTTCAAGTTCGCAATGCACAGGTCTGTAGATGTGGCCTACGGGTCAGCGATCAAGCGCAAGGAAGTTATAGCAAGCCAAGCCGAGTTCGTGATCGTCAACTTCGATGGGTTGGAGATCATTGCCGAGGACGTTGCAGCAGGCGGGTTCGACCTTGTGGTTATCGACGAAGCCAACGCATACAAGAACGTGCAGACCAGACGGTGGAAGGTGCTGAACCAACTACTCAAAGCAGACACATGGCTGTGGATGTTGACCGGCACACCTGCCGCGCAGTCCCCCGTAGATGCGTATGGCTTGGCTAAGTTAGTCAACCCGCTCAGCGTACCTAAGTTCTTCTCCGGGTTCCGGGACATGGTGATGTTCAAGGCGACCCAGTTCAAGTGGACACCCAAGCCGACCGCAACGAAGACGGTGTTCAGCGTACTGCAGCCAGCGATCCGGTTCACCAAAGACGAGTGCTTGGATCTCCCGGAGATGACTTACGTGGATCGCCACGTAGCACTGACCAAGCAGCAGGAGCAGTACTACAAGCTGCTCAAGAAGAAGATGATCATTGAGGCGGCGGGCGAGGAGATCACGTCGGTCAACGCTGCAGTCAACCTCAACAAGCTACTGCAACTGTCATGCGGGGCGGTCTACTCGGATACGGGGGACACCGTTACGTTCGACATCAAGAACCGATATCACGTGTTGCTTGAAGTCATCGAAGAAGCCGCGAAGAAGGTGCTGATCTTCGTACCGTTCCGCAACTCCATAGAAGTTATCGCACAGAAGCTCACCGACGACGGCTACACAGTCGAGGTAATCAGTGGGGACGTGTCCGCTGCCAAGCGCACCGACATCTTCAAACACTTCCAAGAAACACCAAACCCGCGTATCCTAGTGATTCAGCCCCAAGCTGCAGCGCACGGAGTCACACTGACTGCAGCCGACACGGTGGTGTGGTGGGGGCCGACGAGTTCATTGGAGATCTACGCACAGGCGAACGCACGGGTACACCGGGCAGGGCAACGCCACCCCACAACGGTTGTGCGACTGCAAGGCTCCAACGCCGAACGCCACGTGTACAAGATGTTAGATAACAAAGGAGATGTTCACACACAAATAGTTGACCTTTACAAGAGGCTACTAGACTAGCCCACAAAACGACACTAGAATCCAGATTCCAACAACAGGAGAACGAGATGAACGACGCGGTTGAGAGTACCGAGAGCGAAGCCTCCCCCAAAATTTCCGTGGACCGTATGGTCCGTGCGTATCTCAAGATGCGCACTGCGCGGGATGCCTTGGTCAAGGAGCACGAAGAGAAGCTGTCCTCATTCGATGAGGGCATGAAGACGATCAAGCTGGCCCTGCTGGGCTACTGCAAAGAGAACAACGTCGATAGCGCAAAAATCTCTGGGGTAGGCATGTTCTACCGAGGGGTCAAGAAGCGGTATTGGACAAACGATTGGGAAGCGATGGGTAAGTTCGTGGTTGATCACGAAGTGCCTGAGCTTTTCGAGAAGCGTCTGCACCAGGGGAACATGGAATCCTTCTTGGAGCAGCACCCGGATTTGCTACCACCCGGGCTGAACGTGGATAGCGAGTTCACCATCACTGTGAGGAAAGCCTAATGGCTGAAGATAAATACATTCCGATTGACCATGTTGCAGACCACTTCCAAGTGTCTGTTTCCACCGTGCGTTCGTGGGTGCGGACAAAGATCCTGCCGGATTCCACGTACCTGAAGATCGGTAAGACCTATCGGTTCCAGCTTCAGAAAGTCGAGGATGCCTTGCGGGCGTACAACACCTCCAAGGCCACAAAGCTGACCCCTACCGAAACCCCCAACCCTGACCAAGACCTGTAAGGAGAAACGAAATGAGCGAAATTGCACTGTTCAAGGGTGGCGTCCCCGCATACCTGCGCCAACTGGAAGATGACACCACGAATGCCCTGGCGGGCGGAGAGATGGGCGCACGCCGTATCTCCATCAAGGGTGGTGTGTTCCGGGAAATGATCGGCTCCAAGGAGTACCGCACCTCTGAAGAACGGTCTATGGGTGTGATCATCATCAAGGCCGCACCGAGTGTGCACCGTACGTACTTTGAGGGCACCTACGTTGAGGGGCAAGCAAGCTCCCCGATCTGCTGGTCATCTAACTCCCAGACTCCGGCCCCCGAGGTTCCTGAGACACAGCGCCAAGCTGCCAAGTGCATGGACTGCCCGCAGAACGTCAAGGGTTCTGGTCAGGGTGAGACCCGCGCCTGCCGGTATCAGCAGCGTATCGCCGTGCTGCTGGAGGGTGAAGTCGAGAAGCGTGAGGTGTACCAAGTGGTGCTGCCCCCGACGTCCGTGTTCGGCGACGGCGAGAAGAACAAGCTCCCGCTGCAAGCATACGCACGCCACCTGCGGGCACACGGCACCCCGATTGCTGGGGTGATTACCGAGATGCGGTTCGACACTGCAAGCCCCACGCCGAAGTTGATCTTCAAGCCTGTGCGCCCCATCACGGAAGAAGAACTCGCGGTTGTGCAGGAGATGAAGAACTCCAAGGAAGCGGAAGAGGCGGTCAAGCTGACGGTGAACGTCTCCACCCCCAAGCCTGCTGCTGCGCTGTTTGACACCCCTGAGCCCGCAAAGCCCGCACCCAAGGCAAAGCCGAGCCCGGTGGTGGAGGAAGAGGCAGTGCCCCCGAAGAAGATCGAGGCTAAGAAGCCTGCCGCTAGTTCGGCAAGTCTTGAAAGTCTCGTGGACGGTTGGGACGACGAGTAAGTACAGCAGGGTAGCGGGCTAGGTCCGCTACCCGTTACTTGTCTATAACCACAACCATCCTGGGATATGCAGACAAACGAATTCCTATCCGCAGTCCTTGGAGGAGATGGGTACATCTGTGTGTTCGGCGCGAACCCCGAGAAGAAGCGCGTCATTCAGAAGCTGTACTCCACCGTAGACGCTGCAGCAGCGACAGCAGAAGACCTGACGCGTGAAGGCTTTGACGCCTACTTCGGGTTGGCTACGTTCATCAATGACAACTCAAGGAGGGCTGACAACGCCAAGTCCCTGAAATCTTTTTTCCTCGACATTGACTGTGGGGCGCACAAGTCCGAGCACGAGGGGTACCCGGGCGGGCAAGTCGATGGCGTCAACGCACTCAAACAGTTTTGCCGAAACGCACGTCTACCTAAGCCGACCCTGGTGAACTCTGGGCGGGGTGTGCATGTGTACTGGATCTTGGAAGAAGCCATCTCCCCCGACGAGTGGCTGCCCGTAGCCGAAAGCCTCAAGGTGCTGTGCACTGCGAGGGGGTTGAAAGCCGACCCGGCAGTGACGTCCGATATTGCCCGCGTGCTGCGGATTCCGGGGACACTGAACTTCAAGGACAACCCACCACGGGATGTCGTATTGATAGGGGATATGGCCCCACCGGTTAAGTTCGACGCGTTCAAAGAACTTGTAGGGCAGATACAGAAACGATCCTCACCCGTTGCTTCGGTTGATGACGACATCACCGCGTCGATTCTTGGCAACTACCGTAACGTCTTCAAGACCATCATGCTGAAGACGGAGGCTGGTCGGGGGTGTGCACAACTGAAGTACGTCATTGACCAGCAGGCGTCCATGCAGGAGCCTATGTGGCGTGGCGGGTTGTCTATCGCCAAGTTCTGCGTGGACGTGGATGAGGCGGCGCACACAATTTCCAGCAAGCACCCCAACTACACGCCTCAAGAGACGAGCCATAAGCTCGATCAGATCAAGGGGCCTTACACCTGTGAGACGTTTGAGAAACTGAACCCGGGCTCGCTGTGCAGTGAGTGCCCCAACAAGAACAAGATTAAGAGTCCCATCGTACTTGGCCGTGAGGTGCAGGAAGCGGGGGACGAAGACAACATAGTAGAAGACACACCACAACTTATCCCCACTGCGGGTAAGCAAACTTACGTGATCCCGAAGTACCCGACGCCGTACTTTCGGGGGGTCTACGGGGGTGTATTCAAGCGGACCAAGGACAGAACTGGAGACCCGGTTGAGATCCCGGTGTACCACAACGATCTGTATGTAATCCGCAGGTTGACTGATCCCGAGTTGGGGGAAGCCATCGTCATACGACTGCACTTGCCGAAAGATGGGGTGCGTGAGTTCACCATCCCGCTGGCCTCGGTGCTGTCTAAGGACGAGTTCCGAAAGCACATGGCAATGAATGGTGTTGCCGTAATAAGGATGGAAGAACTTATGAGTTACACAACGGCATGGGTGAACAAGTTACAAGCTGAAGTGGAAGCAGACATCGCTCGCCGCCAGTTTGGTTGGACTAACGATGCCCTGACCACATTCGTGGTCGGTTCGAAGGAGATTCACGCAGATCGGATTGAACCGAACCCACCGTCGAATTCGACGTTGCGGTTGTTCCCAGCACTGCAGTCGAAAGGCACGCTGGAGAACTGGATCAAGATGGCGGAGTTCTACAACCGCCCCGGCCTTGAGATGCACCAGTACGTCCTCGGCTTGAGCTTCGGCAGCCCGCTGCTGGCGTTCTCTGCTGACGGTGCGGCGCTGTTCCACATGCACAGTAAAGACCCGGGCATCGGTAAGACCACCGCGATGCGCGTGGGCAACTCTGTCTGGGGTGAACCCATGGAGATGATGTGTCAGGAGCGAGATACGTTCAACTCAAAGATGAACCGTATGGAGGTGTACAAGAACATCTTCATGAGTGTCGATGAGCTGACCAACATCACGCCGAAAGATGCAAGTGATTTCCTGTATCAACTGACCGGGGGCAAGCAGCGCAACCGGATGAGTGTGGGTGGTAACGTCGAGCGTTATCGTGGTGAGCAGGCGAAGATGAACGTCACCAGCACGGGTAACACGGGACTGATCTCTCGGGTCACCATGTACAAGGCCATGCCGAAAGCAGAGTCTGTACGGGTGCTGGAGTGCCACGCACGGGCGTATGATTTTGGCGATAAAGCCGAGACCGACAACTTCAACCAAGTGCTGTCGGAGAACTACGGGGTGGCGTGCGTTCCGTTCTTGCAGTACTTCATCCGCAACAAGGACGAGGTTCGTGATCTGTTTTTCTCGGTACGGGAGCGCATAGACAAGGCAGCGTTGCTGATGCAGCCCCATCGGTTCTGGTCTGCGCAGGCGGCTTCAGCCATAGGCGGTCTGCTGATCGCCAAACAACTCAAGCTGATCAACTACGATATGGCCGCGTTGTTCAAGTGGGTCACGGTACAGATTGAGGCTAACAAGGTCAACTTCTCTGCGTCAAACGACGACGCCGAAAGCATCCTGACATCGTATCTCGCGGAGAACTACAACAACATCCTGCGTATCAAGAGCACAGACGATGCACGCTTCGGGGATAGTTCTGACGTGTTTGTTGTGCCCGATAGCACTCCACGATTCCAACTTGTGGCGCGGTATGAGTATGACGTGAAGCGGCTGTACCTGCTACCCAAGCCGTTCCGTGAGTGGTGCAACAAGCTGCAGATCCCGTTCCACGATGTAGTCACCAATCTGAAGGAGGGCTCGACCCGAGGGATCATCAAGAAGATTCGCCTGGGTAAGGGCACGCGCATGAACCTTCCGCCGACCGACGCGCTGCTACTTGACTGCACGGGCTTTATGTCAGAAGACCGGGAAGAGGAGTTGGCTATCCTGCACGCGAAACAGGTGTGAACACCGAGATCAACCCAGACGGCTTACCCATCTCAATTCAGTGGGATGCGTTTGTTATCGGGGCATCGGTGTTCATACCCGCAGTCAACGTGACCCGGCTTATGCGTCAGATGCGAGCGGCGGCTAAGGAGCGGAAGATGAAGTTCCACATCATGGAGCGGGTCGAGGGAGGCAAGCTAGGGGCACGGTTCTGGCGGGTTCTGTGATAACATCCCGCTCGGCGGTGCAATGCCGCTAGTTGTCTCGTCTCCTTCTTGCACCCCGGCCCCGCGCCGGGGTCTTTTTTAGTCTTCCTGTTCCGCAGCC